CAATGATAATTAATGATTTAGGATATGGAACATTTGTCGATGCATCGTACGTTAATCATCGTTACCGTAAGTTGATCCCAAAATCATCATACAAAAGTGTTCCGGAATTAACTAGTGAGGAAAAGCGAATCGTTGATGTGCAGATTGAGGTAGCTATGAACGCTGAAATGAATGTTGATGATCTAGTTCAGTATTTGAATAAGATATCTAAAATCAAGCATGAAGTGATACGCGATGTAGTGATTAAACGTGCTAAACGGATGCACATTAAACTGGAGGGCGAAAAATGACAATTAAGTATGAGTGCCAAGATATGTTTTCACACGAGGTTATTGCGACATTCGACAACTACGATGAAGCCGACAACTTTATGGACACAGCGTATGACATGCCCGATTCGTGGACGATACCAGCAATGACTATTGTGGAGGTAACTGACAATTAGCAATGAGACGAAGTGGCGCATTGCGCAACATGCTAAGGAAACATTACGAACGCAAAAATAATTAAAAAATAATTCCAAAAACGGTTGCAATTAGTTTCAAATGTGGTATTATATAAATATAGACAAACAGCGAAAGAGGTATACATTATGGTAAATATTAAAAATCCGAAAACAAATCAGGTTAAGCAAGTAAAAGCAGGTTTTTCGTGGACTGTATTCTTTTGGGGGTTCTTAACGCCATTATTTCGTGGCGATTGGAAGTGGCTTATAATTTTATTGCTTTTAGATATTATTGGTATTTTTACTTTTGGAATTGCATCGTTTATAGCAAACATTGTGCTTTCATTTTTATATAATAAATTTTATTTACAAGATAAAATTAATGAAGGATGGATTCCGTGTGATGAAGCCTCTAAAAGTATTATGTTGAGCAGAGGTATTGCGTTTACTGATTAAATTCGGAGGAAAAACATGACAGGGATTTTAGATAAGTACCTTGAGGAGCACGGCCTCACACGCTATCGGTTAGCAAAAGAGAGCGGCATCAGCCAAACAACATGGTTTAACGTCAACTCACGGACACTAGACCGTTGGACGGTCAAGCAAGTACGCGTAATAGCAGCATGTACTGGTGTGACATCAAATACGGCATTGTGGGAACTTGAGGAGATTGATCTTGCGGGGGATGATTAAAATACAACAATCAAAGTTGATTGAAATACTAGAGCAATATCCAATGCTAGATAGCAAGATTGCATTGCGAAAGTTAGAACTTAAATATCCATATACCGAATCGGATGGAAATATTGGCGGCGGTAAATCTGATAATGGCAATAGCATTGAAAAATCAGAGATTAATCAGATTGCCATTATTGATGAAGATGAAGAACTAATCAGGATGAACATGTGGAAAAAATGCATTGAACGTGCATTGACTAAATGCAAGCCGTTAGATGACAGCGAACGTGATTTAACTCGTGAGTTGATCAATATGCTCTACTTTGATGATAAACAGTTTACGATAGCGTGGATCAGCAATAACAACATTATTCCATTATCAGCGTCAGCGTTGAAATTTCGTAGAGACAAATTCTTATCTATATTGGATAATTTATTGAGTTATTAAAAATAGTTTTTCAGTAGTCGTTTACTAGTCAAAAAATAGTGATTTTCGGGTGTAAAATGGTGCTATAATTGTAGTATCAAGAAGTGTAGATATAGCATTAACATTTATACTAGTGGAAAATATTTTCCAAGTCGGCTACCATGGCGGCTTTTTTTGTACATACAAAGTTAACATGCAGCGGAATAACAATAAACATTAAACGTGTAGCACTGTTGGCTTTTTATAGTTGCATCAACAGCCGTCAAGCGCGCTGACGGTTACATAGAAAGGTATCAAGAGCCAAGCGCACAGATTATGGATTGGTCAGTTGCCAGTATGAGCGTGACGTGATTGCTGGAATTGACAGAAGATATAAACGTGAGTGTCGTGCTAATAAGCATGACACTTTTAATATGCAGTCGAAAGGCAACAAGATAAAACGGAGGTGTGGTGATATGTAATGAGTAGAAAATTAACACCAAAACATAAGAAATTTGCTAATGAATTTATCAAAACTAACAATGCTTATCAATCGGCTATAAGTGCAGGCTATTCTAAGGCTTATGCAAAGAATGCTGGAAAGTTTTTATTGGAAAATATTGGAATTAAAAATTACATCCAACAAAAGACTGGAAGTGTTGAAAAACGTGATTCTGATGAAGCTGACGAAGTGCTAAAAAACATCTATCGTATCAGTGCTGGCAAAGAGATTAAACGTCATTACGTAAATATTGATAATCTTGCTAAAGAAGTAGCGGGTGGTGATGATTCGATTGAAGCGCGTATGGAGTACATGACTGATGAGACCACTATAACGCCGGCTTCTACCAAGGAGCAGGTGGCCGCTGCTGAATTATGGTTTAAGTTAAGTGGCCGACTAAAAAATGATAGCAAAGATGTTGAAGGTCAAAAGATTCGTAAGCTTAAAGCTGAGGCCGACGTCACAGAGTGGAAGGCTAAAGAGCTACGTGGCGACAACGACAGTAAGGATAAGACAACACTCATCGATGACATTGGAGGTGGTGAGAACGACAGTGATTAAAATGAGCCGTATGATTAATCCCCACTTTTACAAGCTGTGGAACTCCAATAAGCCGTATATTATCGCAAATGGTGGTCGTGGTTCGTTTAAGTCGTCAGTGGTCAGTTTACGATTAGTCACTATGGTTAAGCATTGGACACAACTAGGCAAGCGGGTTAGTGTGATATGTGTACGAGAGAATGCGAGTTACTTACATGATTCCGTATACAACCAAATTAGGTGGGCATTATCGATGCTTGATTTAGACGGTGAGTACAGCTTTTATAAATCGCCGTTGAGGATCACTCACAAGCGAACTGGGTCAACCTTTTACTTTTACGGTGGGGATGACCCGATGAAGCTCAAGTCTAACATTGTAGATAACGTGATTGCCGTGTGGTTTGAAGAAGCGGCTAACTTCAAGAGCCAAGAAGTGTTCGATCAGGCAAACCCGACCTTTATCCGTCAGAAGCCTAGCTACCTAGATCATGTGACGGTGTACTACACATACAACCCGCCTAAAAATCCTTACGACTGGATTAACGAGTGGATTGCACAACGTGAGAATGATCCTGATTTCTTGGTTGACACGTCGACGTATCTTGATGATGAATTAGGTTTTACTACCGACCAACAGTTTAGGATGATCGAGCAGTATAAAGCCAATGATTATGACTATTATCGCTGGTTGTATCTGGGCGAAGTTGTTGGTTTAGGAACCAACATTTACAACATGAATTTGTTTCATCCGCTTAATGAATTGCCGGATGATGATGAATTGCTTAATATCTATTTCTCAGTCGATTCAGGACATGAAACGTCAGCGACAACCGAGGGATGTTATGGGGTAACTGAGCGAGGACGCGTGATTTTGCTGGACACATATTATTACAGTCCGGCTGGCAAGGCCAATAAGAAGGCACCTAGTGATCTAGTTGAGGATTTATATTCCTTTGAGCAACGCAATATTGAGCGCTGGGGTCTTGATCCTTGGAAACGGAGCGCTGATAGTGCCACGGCCGATTATGCCTTGGATAACGAATATTTCAAACGCTATGCAGTCAAGTGGCATCATGTCGCCAAAACAAAGAAAGTTGCAATGATTGACCATGTTCAGAACTTGCTAGCACAAGGCCGTTTTTTCTATTTGGATACAGAAGCAAACGAGATATTTATTTCCGAGCACAAACGTTATCAGTGGGATGAGAAGACAATTGAATCAGATGATCCACGGGTCATCAAGGAACATGACCACACATGCGATGCACTACAGTACTTCGTACTTGATAATCGCCGTGATCTTAATTTGAAATGGTAGGTGATATAATGGGATTGTTCGATTCGATCAAGAATTTCTTATGGAAAGAAGGTGGAAAAATGGGTATCGGTAAGTCATTAGTCAATATAACGGATGATGAGCGAATTAATATTGATCCTTTGGAATACAAACGGATCAACAAGGATTTTATGTACTATTCTGGTCTGCCATCAGATGTTAAATATCATACGTCCGATGGTAAAGAGACGATTCGCAAACAAATCGGTGTTAACATGACTGAAAAGGTCGCACGTCGTCTGGCATCAATCGTGTTCAATGAGAAATGTGATATCAGCTTTGAAAATACAGCATTGTCCGACTTCATTAACGGGGTGCTTGAATCCAATAATTTCAAGAATGAATTTGAAATGCGTCTTGAACAGGCTATTGCTTGTGGTGGCATTGCGGTGCGTCCATATGTTGATGGTAACCAGATTAAGCTGGCATGGGTTCGTGCTGATCAGTTCTACCCGTT